CCATTGTTTGATCTGGTTTTCCTGCATCTATTTTCGCTTCTGCATACTTATCATTTAGTTTTTTATAAGATTCTCCATAAATATCTATACCTCTACCTTTACCACTAAATGCTTTTTTAACTTTTTTACGTGCTTCAGAACCAATAGGGTTTATCACATTATTAAATATTAAATCGGATAATCTTCCACCTTTGACTTTACTAAAGGTAAAATTACTCTTGATTGTTATTTTCATCTTCTTCTACCTCTGGTTCTACTTGAACTTGTCTTGCACCGTTTTTTTCTTTATTATCTTCAATAATTTTTTCAGCTTCCTCTATGCTAATATCTTTGTTTTCATCAGCAAGTATTTGAGCTTCGGTAACAAGATTGTGTTTTAATTTATATTCGTTCAACATAATCTTATCTTGGGTAGTCATCGGATATTCAACTTCAGAGAAATCTACTTTAAATCGTTTAGGATCTGGTAACCCCAAACTATTTAATTGAGATAAAGCATATTCAACTTTATAGAAATCGTGTTCGTATTGACGATATATTTCTTTATCATCAATAAAATCTTCGTGGCGTTCTAAATCTTTAATCATTAGGGAGATACCACTTGGGACTTCTCCACCTGATTGTGCGAAAGTAACGAATAAATGATTGTTCAACGCCACCAATTCTATTTGCCATTTAATATTTTCAATAACGGATTCTACGCTACCTTGTGGAGATACAATATTATAACTGCTTCCTTCTGGCAATGATAAAATCTCATCTGAACCTACTCTGACTTGGTTATTGTCAGTAATTAAACCAGAAATAACTGGTTGTCCGAACATTTGGAAACGCAATCCTAATTGCATCTCTGTCATTGTGATATTAACGTGTTCGTTTGCACTAACTAAATCAGAAGCACCTTCAACAAAAAAAGAATCCAACTGTTCTTCTCTGTGGGTAAATACAAAAGGGAGAATACCAAGATTGTGATTTACTTCTTCGAGAATATTACCATTTTCGTCAAATTTGACACAAATTTGTGAATCCCAATACGCATATTGTAATTCTTGCGTATCAGATGTGTCAGCGTGTCCGTGCATCATAGGATATACGATCGCTTCTGGTTTATAAACGTTATCGCCAAAGTAGGGTTCAAAATAGTAAATAGGACGATAATCAAATTCTTGTTTTTCTTCATTAAACATAACGTATGTTGCACACGTTCCAAGTAAGCGTGTCATACGTTCCATTTGTTTCATACGAGCATTTTTAACCTCTGTTAATTCATCGTATTTCTTACTAACATTTCTTTTTGCACCAATCGTATAAATTTTGGACATACGATTAATGAATTTTTTAACAATGTTTGTATTATAATGTGGAATTTCTTGAAACGCATCGGATTTAAAATATGGTTCAATATACTGCTCGGTTAATGAGCCAGAGTAATAATCTAAAGACTTTCTTACTTCTTCCCTTCTTGCTTTGGATTGTTCTTTTTTAAAATTCGACAGGGAATTTTTTATAATTTCTTCTGGTGTTAATATCATTTAATCGTTCCTATTATCTTGGTATTCTCCCAACGAAATTACTTCTAATTGGAAATCTATTCAAGATAAAATATCTGAAA